CCCCCTATAACCCCCACCCCGCTCGCGCTGCGCCGCTGGGGCGGCTTCGCGCTCGCCAGACCGACAAGCCTACCCCGCTTGACGGCGGGAGGGAATGGCGTTAGGCCTGATGGCTCTTTACGATTGAGATAGATTTAATAATGGCGTCTAAACCTAAAATTAAAAAGTCTAACGTCGACCGCGGCGTTGTTGTTTCCGAGTATCAGTCAATTCCTTGGATGGTCACTCCCGGCGCTTATATCGCCGGCAGGGCTGCACTTGATGAGGCTGATGCACTTGAGGTTGAGTTCGAGCTCAAGTGGGGCAGGGATAGATTACGGCTCCTTGTCGATACGGCCCTCAGAGAGAAGTTTGACAGGCAACGATACCTCACCAGCCAAGCACGATGGACAGGCCAATTGGATGACGTCCAGCGCGAGGCAAAGCGTATGGCTGCTGCTTGGCGGGCTTTGGATAAGGCGGCGACAGATTCAGGCGCTAAAGTGTTGGATCCCGCTATGTGGGAAGTTACGCTTGAAGATGGCACAGTGGCAACAATTGTCCGCGAGCCACAGTTGGCGAATAAGGTTCTGGCGGATGGTCGCAGCGTTAACGTCTACACCCTTCAAGAAATAGCCAATATAATTTCGGCGTTTCCTGAGCTTGTAAAGGCCAAGGAGGCCTTCCCAGGCGCAAAGGTAACTAGGACAAAGTCATACGTATCAGACCCACTGGCGACCCCCGTAGGGCCTGGTAATGCTGAAGGGATATTTGATACAGGCGCCCCAATAGACGGGCCGCCTGAAGGGTTTTCATGGGAAGAAGGGGAAGATATCCCCTTCTAAAGGCCGTCTACGCTTTCCCGCATTTCTGTTTCTACCTGGTCAACAATCCAATCAAGGCTGATGGCGCCAGTGTCAACGGCGCATAACAGGATAGATACTGATCGCGGTATTGAATGCTGTCCATTTAGCCAGCTGTAGAGGGTCTTTAGGCTGACGCCACAAATTGTTGCAACATCGTTTTTATGGATGCCAATCCTGCCAATGATGGCTGTAAGATCATGGGGCGTCATGATAGTCCCCCACATCTCCACATTTAACGCAGCTACGACGTTGCATGGCGTTAATGACGTCTATCACCAGCCAATGGTCTGCTGCATGCGGCAAGCGTCCTACAAGGGCGCAGTATGAGTGCCACAAGTCAGGCATGGCGATATGGCAGGGTTGATGGAATATATCATTGGAGATTATTTTTACGTCGTGCTCACCCATAGTAGTATTCCTCGTGTTCTAACTGTGCCAATTCAGCAGTCGTCAGTTCCATGTCGATGTTAATCTCGGCAAAGGCGTCAGTGGCGCCCACCAAATAGTCGAAGGTGTGAAAGATAATTTTATAGCCCTGTTGCTGCGCAAGCTTATTAAACGCAAACGCCTCTTCACGGCTCGTGAATGAGAACGTGCGTTCAGACGTCATATTGGTGGCGACGGGATAAGCGACGGTGATTTTGTGGAACATGTTTTTCATATCAATCTCCATAAGGTGAAAAAGGGGCGACTAGCGCCCCTACTATTATGCTACAGCTTTGAGGTTAGCCTTAACGCGCAGTGACTTGGTTTCTGCGCCGACCTTGAAGCAGCCCTCGACTTGCTCAGTCGTAGCGCCCAACTCAAGAAGCAGCTTGATGACGGCTTCTTTGTCGATCGTCTTGGCGCCCTTCTTGGTGTCGACGATTACCGTGCAAGCTTCGCCGTCGATCTCGGTGGCGCCTGTGTCAAGGATCTCTTTACGAGCAGCCTCGACGCGGGCTTTGATCTTGGTCTCTTCGTTCTTCAAGAGAGCGTAGGCATCAGCGAGAGGGGCGAGGTTTGAAAGTGTCATGTCAATCTCCATGTCAATTAGTGTTTCGATGGTTTGAAGATACTTCAATGATATAGGGGTGTCAACTGTTATTTTGTATTTTCTTCAATTTTTATTTGTAGGTCTTCTATCGCTTCTTCTGGTGTCTTTCCGTCTCCATGTTGCTGCCAGCCATCTTCATTTGGCTCATCGTTATCATCGTAGGCAACGTATAGATTGCGCCAATCGCAGAAGTAGGTCTTGATCATCGTGCGGCCCTCGCATAAGCCAAATGGTGCCTGGCGTCGGCTAAAAGCGTCGACGCATATTCTGGGTTGCGGGTTGCAAAGAGCTTGTAGTCGCGCAGTTTGCGCAGCCCCATTTGCTTGTGAAATGATTCGGCGCATTTGCCGTAAGCATGGCGCATTTGCATATGGTTCATCTCAAAGACAGATTTCATATCAATCTCCACAAAAGCGAGGGGCGGGGAAGGGGCCGCAGCCCCTTTATGGTTTACACCAAACAGGAGCCTCTAACTGTAGTTCAAATTCCAGCTGAGTATAAAAGATAAGATCCGCTGTAGGATACATATCGGGTTTATTCAAAACTCTAATTGCTGAACGATAAGAAGATACGAAAATGTCATATGTAACATCATCACTGCAAAAATAATCTTGCAGGAATTTTGATTTCAGTTGAATTGCCATCTATTTACTCCGTCAATCTCAATCTCGATGTTTTGAAGATACTTCAAACCTATCATTCCGTCAACTAATAATTTCAAACATTCATAAAATAATTTTAGGATATACATTGATGGAGTTGACAATGCGCCGAAAGATCAGAGATATTATCGCCAAGAGCCTGTGTGAGTTTGATATTTTAAATAGACATCGAGACGAATACGGCTCCCTTCGCCATTTGGAACCATCTACAGTATGCGAATCAATTTGCGATGAATGCTGGTTCAGGGCGGATCACATACTCATTAATTTGGAGGATTATATAAATGACGACAAACAACCAGCTCCAGGCAATCGTTAGCCGCATCGAAAGTTTAGAGGAAGAAAAGGCCAATATCGCAGAGGACATCAAAGAAGTTTACGCAGAGGCCAAGTCTACCGGCTTCGACCCAAAGATCATCAAAAAGATTATCTCCCTACGCAAGCAAGACGCCACCAAGCGGGCTGAGGAGCAGGCTGTCCTTGCCACTTATATGGATGCCCTCGGTATGTTGGCAGACACGCCTCTTGGTCAGGCTGCCTTATCTTCGGTAAAAACAAAACCAAAAACAGTCGACGAATCATCTGTAGACATGGATGATTTTGACTGAGTGAAAATCAGATCAGAGTATGTTATCATATGCCTACGATCAAACTGCGGTCTACGCTCATGCAGCAAGAAACATTGCGTTTTCTAATAATAGCCGCCATCTATAGCCTTGCGCTATTTGGAGCAGCCCTTCTCGTGGGCTGTTCCGTTCCTGCGAGATACATCGCAGAATGCACATTCGTTCAACCCGAGAACTGTAATTAAAATGGAAGAGGTAAAAGAAAAACGCCAGAAAGGAAGGCCGAGCAAGTATCGGCCTGAGTTTTGCGAGCAAATTATTGAGCTCGGAAAACTGGGTAAAAGCATTGCTCAAATGGCGTCTCATTTTGATGTAGATAAAGCGTCGATATATAGATGGTCCGAAGAAAGTGAAGACTTCCGCACTGCTCTCGCACGCGCAAGAGCTCATTCGCAAACTTGGTGGGAGAATGAAGCTCAAAAAAACATGGATAATCGCAACTTTAATGCACAACTGTGGTTAAAAAGCGTAGCATCCCGCTTTCGTGATGATTACATAGAGCGCCAGCAAACAGAAATCACTGGCGCTAACGGCGGCGCTCTTAAAACTGAATCAATTGTTTCGTTTGATGCATCAATACTCAGCAAAGAACAGCGCGATACTGCGCGTCAAATGATATCAATGGCGTTGTCTAAAAATGATAAATGAACATTCATCGCCTGAAGATATTAAAGAGACGTTGAATGTAGTCTCTGGGATACTAGACGAGTTATATAAATTGTCCTCTCCGCAAGACGGTCTACAAATTTTATCTTCCTGCGCCACATATCTTTTATGCAATGGTTTTTATAATCCAGTTGATGCAGATAATGCATTGAAGACTTTCTGCGCTGTGACATCTCACGCTGTCAGCGCGGCTGAGGAAATGGGCGAGACAATTTGGACCCGAGGGACGATACATTGATATGGGCCAAATTATCGATATGTTCGGCATACGCTTTGACGCGCAGCAGGCAATTGAAAGTTTAGACGCGCAAGACATCAAAGATAGCGCGAAAGAGTGCGAAGTTTTCAGCGAGTTTATCCGGCAAGCCTGGCATATCATCGAACCAGGATCAGAGTATATTCACGGATGGCATATTGATTTCATCGCTGAACATTTAATGGCAATAACAAATAACGAAGTTTTAGATGATGGTTCTCTGTATAATCGTCTTATGATTGCCATACCTCCTGGCATGATGAAATCGCTTACAGTAAATGTTTTCTTTCCTGCCTTCGAGTGGGGCCCGTGCAACATGCCACACATGCGTTATATATGTATCTCGCACAGCCAAGAGCTGGCGATACGCGACGGCATCAAGATGCGCCGGCTCATCGAATCAGATTGGTATCGATCCAGGTGGCCGCATGTTCAATTACAGAAAGATCAAAACCAGAAACAGAAATTTGAAAACACATCGATGGGCTTTCGCCAATGTTGCGCCATCAACTCAATAACCGGAGCTCGTGCGGATCGAATCATCTGCGATGATTTGTTGTCGGTGTCTGATGCAGCATCTCAGCAAATCAAAGACACAACCAACCAGCAATTCTTCGAGGCAATACCGACGCGCCTTGTTAATCCAAAAGCAAGTTCAATCATTATAATACAACAAAGACTTTCAGAGGACGATATTATAGGATCAGTGTTGGATCGAGGTCTTCCATACGATTATATCTCCCTGCCAATGCGCTACGATCCGTCAAGGGCGCATCCAACAATGCTCGGCCTTGAAGACCCGCGGTCTGAGGAAGGCGAGCTCCTCTTCTCAGATCGCTTCCCGGAAGAAGTCGTCGAACGTGACGAGATCATCATGGGGCCGTGGGCGGCAGCCGCTCAGTTCCAACAATCGCCTGAGCCTCGAGGCGGCGGTGTCATCAAGCGCGAGTGGATCCCCACCTGGGACAGGGCAAACTACCCGCCATTTTCATATGTCATTGCAGCATTAGACACAGCCTACACGACCAAGACATCCAATGACCCGTCAGCCATGACTGTTTGGGGCGTCTGGTCTGGCGGCGATCAAACTGCCCAGGCGACAAGGGTCGCAACATATGATGGTTCTGTCTCAGCCCTCGAGCGCCAATACAAGGAAGAGCGCCCTCGCGTCATGCTCATGTATGCATGGGCAGAGCGCCTCGAGCTCCATGAGCTTGTAGAGAAGGTCCAGGAGACAATGGACCGATATGGCGTCATGAAAGTTCTTGTTGAAAATAAAGCTTCAGGCTACAGCGTGGCGCAAGAGCTGCGCCGCATATATGGATATGAAGATTTCTTCGTTCAGTTAGTCGACCCGAAAGGACAGGACAAACTGGCGCGGCTCTATAGCGTTCAGCATTTATTCGCTGAAGGCCTCATCCACGCTCCCGATACAACATGGGCTGAAATGGTTATAAATCAGCTGGCGGTATTCCCAAAAGCAAAGCATGACGACCTTGTGGACACGACAAGCCTTGCTCTAAAATACCTGCGCGACACGGGAATACTGCTCAGGGGCGCAGAGTATACAGCGCAACTTGATGAGAGTAGATTGCATACTTGCTCAGGCGATGAGCCTCTTTACCCAATATAATGAGAGAACAACAATGATTTATTGTAACGCTACTGTTGACGTTATTGACACGCCACCAGCCCATGGTCAGGGCCTCGGGAAGTTTAGAGTTGAGGTTTATGGACGCGAGCCCCACGACTATGTTAGAATTTATACAATCAACGCCAAAAGCGATGATGCGGCTGCCAAAGAAGGTCTTGACCGTTTTGTAGACGACATTTCCGCTCTATTAGCCAAAAAGGATTAGTCTATGCCAGTCGTCCCTGGTCTCGTTCACAATATACGGCAAATTGCCGGACAATCTCTCGAGAGCCTGGAAGGCGGCGGGGACGTTGAGGTTGAGATCGATGATGGCAAAGACAAGCCTGAAACAGACGACCGCGGGAATATTCTGCGAATTGAGCATGATGACGGATCTCTGAGCGTATCTCTTGATGGCGCCCCAGTTGAGCGTGCAAGTGACGCTGAGAGGGCGGAAGAATGGTTCAGCAATCTCGTTGACGACATAGATCAGTTCGAGTTGGGGCGCATCGCAGACGAGCTCCTTCGCGGCGTCCAAGACGACTTGGATAGCCGTCAGGAGTGGATTGAGGACAGGGCTCAGGGCATCAAGCTTCTGGGCCTAAAGATTGAGATACCAGGTCTACAGGGCGCTGCTGACGGCGCGCCTGTCGAAGGTATGTCAAGAGTGCGCCACCCGCTTCTGCTCGA